TCTCTGCGTACGGGCCGGGGGGTTTTGCCTGCCGGGTAGGTCGCCACAACAATGGGCAAACGCGGACCGCCAAAAACACCGACCGCCGTCCGCCAGGCCCGCGGCACGCTCCGCGTGGTCCGGTCGGACGAGCCGCAGCCGCCCACCGCTGGCGTGGCGATGCCGCCGCACCTCGGCGAGGTGGCCGCCGCCCGGTGGCGTGAGCTCCTGCCGCTGCTTCAGTCCGTTCGCGTGATGACGCAGGCCGACATTGAGGCACTGGCTCGGTACTGCGACACGTATGAGTGGTGGCTTGCCACCAGAGCCAAACTCAAGGCGGAAGGCGACACCTACCCGATCCTGAACGACGGCGGAGAGGTGAAGTACATCGCCCAGCGTCCCGAGGTTTCGATTGCCCACAAACTGGCCCAGCAGCTGCGGCAGCTCGAGCAGGACTTCGGGCTCAACCCGTCCGCCAGGGCATCGCTCCATGTCGAAAAGCCGCAAGCCGTCGAGGACGACGAAGACCGGAAGATGTTCGGCTGAGAAGCCGTGCCACGACTGCTCGTCGTGCATTGCCGTTCGGTTCTTCGAGAAGCACCTGACGCACGCCAAGGGCGAGCTGGGCGGCAAGCCGTTCGTGCTCGAGCCGTGGCAGAAACGCTACGTGTGGTCGCTGTTCCGCGAGCGTGACGGGCGGAGAGTCGTGCGAACGTCACTGCTGGCACTGCCTCGCAAAAATGGGAAAAGCACGTTGGCGGCGGGCATCGCTCTGCGGTGCCTTATGGAGCAGGAGCCGGGGGCCGAGGTCTATTCGTGTGCCGCGTCGCGGGACCAAGCACGCCTGGTGTTCGATACCGCGAAGATCGCCGTCGAGCAGTCGCCGACGCTGTCGCAGTACCTCAAGGTCTACCGCAACGCCATCGTGCGGGAATCGACGCACGCCACATACAAGGCCCTGTCCGCCGAGGCGGGAATCCAGCACGGGCTTTCGGCGCATGCCGTGGTGTTCGACGAGCTCCACGTCAGCAACCGCGAGATGTGGGAGGTCATGATTTCCAGCCAGGGGGCAAGGCGGAACCCGCTGACGGTGGCCCTGACCACGGCCGGCTACGACCGCCGCAGCGTGTGCTGGGAGATCTGGAAGTACGCCGAGGCTGTGGCCGGCGGTGCGGTCAAGGACGAGAGCTTTCTGCCGGTGATCTACGCGGCCCCAATCGCGGCCGACTGGAAGGACGAGAAGGTATGGGCGAGTGCCAACCCCAACCTGGGCGTCTCGGTCAAGCTCGACTTCCTCCGCAGCGAGTGTGCTCGAGCGGTTGAGATGCCGACGTACGAGAACACGTTCCGCCAGCTCTACCTCAACCAATGGACTGAGCAGGACACCCGCTGGCTCCGCATGGATCACTGGGCACAGGGCAACGGTGCCTGCCCAGTGGATCTCGCCGGCCGGGAGTGCTGGGCCGGGCTCGACCTGGCAACCACGTACGACACGACAGCCTTCGTGATGCTGTTCCCGCTGGACGATGGCACGTTCTGGATTGAGCCGCACTTCTGGATTCCTAGCGAGAACGCTCACCAGCGGGAGCGGCGTGACAAGGTGCCGTATCTGACGTGGCATCGTCAGGGGCATCTGCACATGACCGACGGGAACGTCACGGACTTCGATACGGTGCGGTCCGACATCAACGGCATCTGCTCAAAATACAAGGTGCGTGGCATCGGGCTCGATCCATGGAACAGCGCCCAGCTCGGCCAGCAATTACTGCAAGGAGATGGGCTTCCTATGCAAAACTTTCGACAGGGCTATGCGTCATTGTCGGCCCCGTCGAAGCAACTGGAGAACTGGGTCGTCAGCGGCAAACTCCTGCACGGTGGTCACCCGGTGCTGGGCTGGCAGGCAGCCAGCGTAGCCATTCAGAGCGACTCAGCGGCCGGCAACATCAAACCGAGCAAGGCGAAATCGACGGAACGCATTGACGGCATTGTCAGTCTCGTCATGGCCATCGGGTTATGGCAGACGGCCACCGCACCAAAGCCTGAGCAAACATGGGATCTAACGGTCATATGATCGCCAACGCCGAGACGACCACGGACAAGGGCTACCGGATTATCGACCTACGGAATGGCGGCTACGGCGACGGCTGGAACGACTCGCCGGCCCGCGGCCCGGCTGGTGTTCGCATCACGCCCGAGACGGCCCTGCAGTGCTCTACGGTGCTCGCCTGCGTGCGGCTGATTGCCGAGAACGTGGCGACGGTGCCGCTGCACTTGTACGAGCGCCTCACCGAGGGCGGCAAGGAGCGAGCCCGCAGTGTGCCGCTGTATCGGCTGCTGAACCAGCAGCCCAACGGCTGGCAGACCTCGTTTGAGTTCCGCGAGATGCTCACCGCTCACTGCCTGCTCTACGGCAACGCCTATGCCGAGATCCGCAGTGGTATTGCTGGCGCTGTGAGCGAGCTGTGGCCGCTGCACCCCAGCCGCATGAAGGTTGACCAGCTCGAGGACGGGACCCTTCGGTACTGCTACCGCGAGCAGAACGGCCGCGAGTCGTACTACCGGCAAGACCAAATGTTCCACCTGCGGTGGCTGTCGCAGGACGGCGTGCAGGGCATGCTGCCGATCACGCTTTCGCGGGATGCCATCGCGTTGGCTCAAGCGTTGGAGACGCACGGCGGGGCGTACTTCGGGAACGCCTGCCGGCTGTCGGGGCTCATGGAGTCCGACAACCCGATCACGGTGGAGACGGCCGAGCGGCTCCGCGAGCAGTTTGAGCGGATGCACCGCGGGGCCGACCGGGCACACCGCACGGCGGTGCTGCCGCAGGGTGTGCACTGGAAGGACGTGCAATCCACCAATGAGGCGAGCCAGTTCCTCGAGACCCGGCAGTACCAAGTGATCGAGATCTGCCGGGCGTATCGCGTCGACCCGTCGTATGTGCAGGACAAGACGAAGGTTGGCTACGCCAGTCAGGAGCAGGCCGCCATCGACCTGGTTCAGCAGACGCTGCTCCCGTGGTTCCGGCGGTGGGAGTCGGCCATCACCCGCGATCTTGTGGTGCGGGATGACGTGTACTTCGCGGAGTTCGACACTCGGGGCCTACTGCGTGGCGACCTGGCGGCCCAAGCCAACTGGCTCCAGACGATGCTGAACACGGGCATCTACTCAATCAACGAGTGCCGCGAGGTGTTGAACATGAACCCGATCGGCCCCGATGGCGATCAACGGTACATGCAGATGAACCTGACCACGATGCAGGGCATCGCGGCCACCGCTGCCGTTGGCAACGCCGGCGAGCCTGGGCCGGCGGACAACCTACCGCAGTCCTACACCGACAAGTTGCTGGCTGGGCCGCCGCCGGCGAATGACGTGCCCGTAAAGCCGGCTACACCTCGAGCACGCCGCACCACCCGGAAAAAGCCAAATGGCTAAGTACGACGCGATTGACTTCACGCCGCCGGCCGGCGTGCGGGCCGAAGCACAGAAAGGGCTCGATTGGCGAAAAGAGTTCGGACGAGGAGGCACGGCAGTCGGCGTGGCTCGCGCAAGAGACCTGAGCAACGGTGTGACGATCAGCCCCGAGACGGCACGCAGGATGAAAGCGTTCTTCGACCGACATCAAGTGGACAGGCAGGGGGAGGGCTGGAGTCCGGGGGAGCCGGGATACCCGTCGAACGGCCTCATAGCGCACAAACTATGGGGTGGAGACTCGGGGTATTCATGGAGCAAAAAACTGGTGCGACAAATGAACGCCGCAGACGAAAACGAAAGGAGTGACACCATGGGTATCGAGCGCCGCGACCTACCGCTGCCGCTGAGCGTGGAGACCCGCGACGACGGCAAGGTGATGATTCGCGGCATGGCCGCGTGCTACGGGGTCCGCTCTGTCAATCTTGGCGGGTTCACCGAAGAGATCCTCCCCGGGGCGTTTGACTCGGTGATGAAAGCCGACAGTCGATCGGTGGTCGGACTGTTCAACCACGACAACAACATGATTCTCGGTACCGAGCGCGCGGGCACGCTTCGGCTGGCTGCGATGGACAACGGCCTGGGCTACGAGATCGACCCGCCGGCGTCGCGTGGCGACGTGCTCGAGCTGATTCGGCGTGGCGACGTGTACGGCTCGTCGTTCGCGTTCACGACGCAGGACGATGAGTGGACAACCGACGAGAACGGAGGGCACCTTCGGTACATTCGCTCAATCGACGGTCTCTACGACGTCGGCCCTGTGCTGACGCCGGCGTACCGAGACACAAGCGTGGCGGTTCGCTCACTGGAACAGCATCTGAAATCGCACCGACCGGCGCTAAAGCTGCCGGCTCTCAGGCGGGACGCGAAACTGGAGCATGAGATCCGCAGGTTTTTGAGGCAGCATGGCCACAAAGTCGGGTGACGTTTGCCACCACTGCCGGCGTGCACGGTTCGGCGTGTACTCGTCAGTCGAGAAGGGCGACGTGTGCACGCGGTACTTGCGGTGCCCTCACTGCCGCCAGACGGCCAAGCACGTCGTGAAGTCGTGCGAGATCCGCCGCCGCTCGTTGCCTAACTAGGTAACGAGTTGCCATCCCTATCTGCAAGGGATACCGGCTCGGCCTCTACCGTGCGAGAAGGTCACACACCTACCGCACACAGGAGCCGACACATGGCCGCCAGCCGCGTCAAGGAACTGCTCGACGAACTCGCCAGCACTCTCGCTGAGCTCGGCATGCTCGACGAGGAAGGGGCCGCCGAGGAGGCTACCGAGAACACCGACGGCACGCCCGTCGAAGGTGGCGAGCGTTCTGCGGTCGAGGCTGTCGAAGCCCGCCAGGCGAAGTACGACGCGCTGCTCGCCAAGGCCGAGCGGATCAAGGCCGCGATCTCCAAGGAAGAGGCCGCCGCGGCCCGCAAGGCCGAACTGCTCAAGGTTCTGAACCGGGCCGCGCCGGCCCCCGTGGAGACCACCGACATGAAGACTCGCATCGAGCCGGTTTCGTATCGCGGCTACAAGCCCGGTGTCTTCGAGACGCCCGAGATCGCCCATCGCTGCGGCCAGTGGCTCAAGAGCCTGAACGGTGACGTGCAGGCCCGCCAGTGGTGCCGCGACAACCTCGGCATCGAGTCGCGTGATCTCGGTGGCCAGGTCAACAGCCTCGGCGGTGCCCTCGTGTTCGAGGACTTCAGCAACTCGCTGATCAGGCTGGTCGAGACCTTCGGCGTGTCAATGAACCTGGCCCAGCGGGTCACCACGCAGTCGGACACGCTCTTGGTGCCCAAGCGTTTGTCGGGCATCACCGGCTACTGGATCGGCGAGAACACCACGATCACCACGTCGGACCCGAGCGCCACGATGGTGCAGCTGGTGCTCAAGAAGCTGGCCGCGGCCACCCGCGTCAGCAACGAGCTGCTGGCCGACAACGCCATCTCGGTCGCCCAGTGGCTGGTCAATGAGTACGCCACCACGATCAGCGGCACCCTGGACGATGCGTTCTTCAACGGGACCGGCGCTTCCACCTACGGTGGCATCCGTGGCCTGTCGCAGATCGATGACGGCACGCACACGGCGTCGGTCGTGTCGGCCGGCTCGGGCAACACCACCATCGCCCTGCTCGACATCGATGACTACCTCAAGGCCCTCGCGGCCCTGCCCCGGTACGCCATCGGCACGTCGGCCTGGTACATGCACCCGGCGACCTACCACAACAGCGTGCAGCGGATGATGCTGTCCACCGGCACCGCCGGCTCGGGCACGATCGGGGCGCTGGCCGGCGGCAACACCGCTGCCAACCTCGCCCAGAGCACGCCGACCACGTTCCTCGGCCTGCCCGTGGTGTGGGTGCTGAAGATGTCGTCCGCCCCGACCACCGGCCAGATCGCGGCCTACGTCGGCGACCTGTCGCTCTCGTCGATCATGGCGAACAAGGGCGACATGCAGATTGCGTCCAGCACCGACCGCTACTTCGAGGTCGACCAGACCGCGTGGAGGGTCGTCTACCGCGTGGACATCAACCACCACAGCCTCGGCACCACTTCCGAGGCTGGCCCGGTGGTCGCCCTCAAGCTCGCCTAATCCTAAACCTTCCCCGGAGACTCTGAGCAATGAATCACGCATCTGGCACCAAGAGCGTCACGAAGGCGGCGTCGAGCGTTGCGGCTTCGGCCACGCATTCGCACGAGATCGACTGTGCGGGGTTCAAGTACGCCGCCATCGACGTGATCTACTCGCCGTTCACGGCGGCGACCGCGTCCTACGCCAGCGTGCTGAAGGTGCAGGAGTCGGAC